TTGTCGATGAAGGCGCGATCGATCTTGATGGATTCGCCCATCGTGCGGATTTCGCGGCGGCGTTCGTCATCGGCGGCGCGCGCCGCTTCAACGGCGTCACTCACCAGTTTGGCGGTGTCCACCACGGGAGCGGTCGCGACGGGGGCAGAGCGGATTTCTTCGGTTACAGCGCCGGTATCCCCGGCGGCAGGCGCACCATTCTTCATGGTTTCGTCTCCAATAGTAGCCGCGGGTGCGGCAGGGTTGATGGGGTCAGATGCGTCATCGCCCCGGATTACGACGACATCGTTCAGTGCAGCGCTGTCCGAGGCTTTCAGGCCGCGAAATTGCGCTCCGGCATCCGCTGGCACAGGCACAGCGGAGATTTCCATCGGCTCCCAGTCGAGGACGCGCACGAGCGCCATTCCACCCGCCTTGGGTTCCGTTTTTTCGATTTTATGCACGCGATAGCCGACCGAGATGTTCTTGATCACGCCGTCGCGGATGTCGTTGACGATGCCGGCCAGTTCCGGGCGCCGCGATAACTGCACCGTCGCCAGGCCCTTCCCCTTTTCAATGCGGGCGCTGCCCGGGACCACCGAACCGATGACGTCCTCGAGCGAATACGAGTTGTGCGAGTTTAGGAACGGCGCGCCGGCATTGAGCCGATCCAGCCGAACGCTGTTCGCGCTCATGTCGAGCTCTTCTTCGTAGGGACCATCGGACCAGGAGCGGCGAGGCACGCGAGCGCCCGTGCTCCACACAAGTTCAATCGTGTTGTCGTCGTCATTGAAGGAATTTGTCCGGACCTGAATGCCCAGATCGTCCGCGGCCGCGCGCGTGAAGCGCGGGAGCTGAATGGTTTCAGTTTTCATGCGAATGTCCTTCAATCGGTCTTGGCGTTAACGCCCGGCGAATCCGCCGTCTGCATCGCGCCGGTCTTGGCGACTTTTCTTGGGTCGCTGTCGAGGACGAGACCGAGGCTGTCGGTCTTGGCGTTCATCGCCGCGATCTCGTTGATGACGTCGTCCGGATTGCGCCCGTGCTCGGCGATCACTTCGGCCAGCGTCCGGGTGCCGGTGCGAATGGCGAGAAGATCCGCGGTCGCGTCCTTCAGCGGATCGACCGCGACAAACTTCGGCGGCGCCCATTCGCATGGGATGTGCCGCACCGGGATCAGCCGGGCGAGGTAAGCCGCCTCGCAAAACCAATCCCACGTCGGCTGGCAAAACATCGGAATGAACAATTGCCATTGGCTGGCGGAAACCAGCCGTCGAAACTCGACCAGGCCGGCGCGGATCGACGAATAATTGACGCCGCTCAGATCGCTCGAGAGAAGCTCGTAAGGAATGCGCCAGCCGGCTGCGACGGTGCGCAGGCAGGCGCGCTTGTAGGCTTCATAGCTGCCGTTGGCGCTCGGCGTGTTGAACTTGATGTCCTTGCCGCCCCGCAGATAGGCGATCAGGCCAGGTTCGAATTTCTCCACCGTGACGCCATTAGAGTCGACCACCGATGGAGCGATCGAGGTGTCATAGCTGTCGTCGCCCGGCGTGACGAAACCGACGACGCAGGCTTCGGTTTTCTTACGAACCAGTTCCGCGGTTTCATAATCATCGAGGTCGCGCAACGTCCGCATCGCCGGCGAGCCCCAGGGCACGCCGCACACCTGCGTCCGCTGCTTTTCGTAGATGTGGGCGATTTCGGAGGCCGGGATCGGCTTGCTCTGGATGGCCGACAGCGGATTGGCGACCACAAAGGAATTGCCGGGATGATAGGCGTACATCCAATAAGCGACGCGGCGGCCAATGCTGTCGAACTCGACCCCCTGGACGGCGTAATTCCCGGACGGCAGCGGCCCGGTCCGGATCGGATCGAGCAGGTCGGCCTCGACGACTTGGATCTGCACCGGGATATCGAGCCCGTCCTCGGGGCGACGCAGGCGTCGGCGCGCGATGGCGTCGCCGCTCTCGATCATCTCCCGGCAGATCAGCGTCTGCATGCCGTAGTAATCGAGCTGGCCATCGGCGTCGCATTGCTTCGACCATTTGGCGAACAGCTCGTTGACCAGCTTGTTGAGGTTCTCGTCTGAACTGGCGGCGCGCGGCACGATGCCGTCGCCGACAATGTTATTGACCAAAACCGCGACCGCTTTGGCCGCGTGCGCGTTGTTGCGCACCAGATCGCGCATGCGGTCGCGCAACTTCGGCCCAGACATGGCGATTTCGGCGTCTGCCGAGGTCGCGCGCGTGTTCCAGCCGTCGGTGCGGCGCCCAAGCGCGGCGCCATCATAGCCGCGCACCGCCTCATAGACGGCTCTGGCCTTCACCCGCCGCGCGGCCGAGGCCGGCGCGAAGAAGGACACTGCGGAGTCCAGCCAGTTCGCCGCCATGATTACCGCTTCTGTCGAGGGTTTGGCGCGTGGGCCGGGGGCGCCGCAAGCTCTTTGGCCGCGGCTTCACGGTCAGCAGGCGGTCCGCCAGCGCCGCAAAACCCGGTTTCACGATCGCGCCACCGCCACACGCCGCATTCGGCGCCGATGCAGTTCAAGGCGTTGCGGAATGGACACCGGACCGCGCTGATTTTGTCGAGCGTGATCATCGGCTCCAGTCCCCGCGCCCATATCCGGCGAATCCAGCCGAGACCGGCGCGCGACCTCCGACCAGCACGGCCTCGCGCGCCAGCAGGTCGGCGAGCGCCTTCCGCATGTCGCTGTAAGACTGATACTTCACGCGCTTATAGGTGCCATTGGTGCGCGTCTCGATCTCCGCCGCCCCCGACGCCATGGCGTCGCGAAGCGCGAGAATGTTGGCGCGCGCGTCTTCAAGCTCGGACATGAATTTCTCGCTAGGTCAGAACCAAGGCTGGCGGCGCGGGCCCATCCAGCCTGGCGCCAGGTCGGGTGTGGCCGCAGGCGCCGGGATTGCGACGTCGCCTTGCTTTGCGACATCCAGAGAACGACGCTCTCGCAGCGTTTTCCATCGCGCCGGCTTCCAGGCTGCGACGCCCATCGTCCACAAGACCGCTCTTGAATACACGTAGCAATCGAGCGCCTCGTTGCGGGCGTGCTCTTTCTTCCACTCGAACTTGCCGGACTTGTTGCGGGTCCGGCGCTCCGCGACCAGCTGGCGGCACCATTCCGAATCCATGAAGTCGGGCACGTGCACGTAGCCATGCGGATATCCGGTCTCGGCGATCTCTTCGTCAGTCGGCCGCGCCAATGCCAGGTAGCGATACAGCTCGGCCTTGAATACGTCGCCGGTGACCGAGCGCAGTTGGATCGCCTTCTTGCGCTTGCCGAACGGGATGTTGGTCGGCGTGCCGACCGGCGCGTTGATCTCGAACCCGCGCTTGCCCTTGATCGCCACGACGCGCGACTGATCCTGACGCGACACCCAGCTGTAAACCGCCGTCGTCTGATCGCCGGTGTCGACCGCGAGCAGGTCAATTTTCAGTTCCGCTCCGGATGCGTGCGTCCAGGTGTCGTCGAGCGCCTCTTCGACGCCGGCCCAAGTCTTCGGATCGTCGGCCGGCCCCGGAAAGATCCGCCGTTCAACCGCCCAACTCTCCATCCCCTCGCCAAATCCCCAGACATGCAGTTCGAGGCGAGCCGGGCTGGCTTGCACGTCGACCGCCGCCATCAGCAGCGTCACGCCGCTCGGCAATGTGCCGGGCTTCCAGCTCTCGCGTCGCTCATACAGACGTTGGTGGTCGACCTGATCGCCTTGTTCGAACCACGTCTCGCCGAGGCGGGTGTTCTTGAATGTTTTTAACTTCGCGTTGTCGTCGGCAGCGCCTTCCCATTCGCGGGCGATGTCCTCCCAGGACATCCAGCCGAGCGGCGAGTACAGCGCCGAAATGTGAAAGCCGACCGTGCCCGGATCCTTCGGGATCGCGGTCGCGACCCATGCGGCCCCGTTTACCGGGTCCATAAACTCGGTCTTGAACCGCTCCTCGATGCGCGCGTCGCAGAACTCGCAGGCGTAGGCCGCCGTCTCCGGCTTGCCCCATTCCCATTTGAGCTGTTCGAACTTGAGCCATTGCTTTTCCCGGCAGTGCGGGCATGGAACAAAGTAACGGCGCTGGTCGGACATCTCGAACTCGCGCTCGATCCGCGACTCGCCGTGGATCGTCGGCGTCGAGACCAGAAACATCTTCGCGGCGCGGCCAAAGGTGGTTGTGCGGTTCGCCACAAGAGCGATCGGATCGCCCTCGCCCTCCACGTCCCCCGGGTAGGCGTCGATCTCGTCCAGGAAGGCGTAGCGCGCCGGCATCGAGCGCAGCCCAACCGCCGAATTCGCGCCGGTCATCACCAAAATGCCGCCGGGAAAACTTTTGGCCAGAACAGTGTTGCCGCTGTCCTTCTGCTTCGCCGGCGCCACCAGCTTGGCGAGCTCGGGGCTATCCTCGATCAGCGGCCCGATGCGCTGCTGCGAGACTTTCTTCGCGGTGTCGACGGTTGGCCACACGCCCATCACCGGCGCGGGCGACCAATGAATGATGTAGCCGAGCCAATTGTTGCCTGCTTCGGTCGCTCCCACCTGTGCGGCCTTCATGAACACGACCCGTCGGGCCGAGTGCATCGGCGACAAGGCGTCCATCACGTC